CGAGCAGTACCAGAAGATGAACGCGGGTGAGCTGGCGAAGGCGCACGACCAGGAGCACCACTCGCTGTTCCCGATGGGCACCCAGCCGGAGCACTCGCACACCACCAACAACCCGCACGTGCCCGGTTGGATGAACTCGCAGAAGCAGGCGTCCCGGACGCTGACCGACCTGTTCACGGAGGTGACCGCATGAAGGTCGTCCAGGTAGACCCCGGGCTCGCGGGAACGGCCTTCAAGGCGTGCCCCGGGCACTACCGGGAGTACCTGGCCCACCTGGGCCCGGACACTTCTCCGGGCACCGTGGTGTACGCCCAGGGCTCCTGCACGGGGTGCAAGACCGGCGGCACCCACCCCCTCGCGGGGGAGGGCTGGCCCGCCAACAAGAGGGAGAAGATGGTGCTGACGGGATCGACCCGCAAGGTCGCCCACGACTCCGGCGACGGCGCGACGATCTTCCACTGCCCGTTCTGCGGCAGTGGCCAGGTCATCGCTCGGTCGGACCGGACGATCGAGTGCGAGTACTGCCACACCTGCTTCACCGTGCAGGTGCAGCCGCAGTTCCCGGCCTTCCCGCAGACCATAGACGGCTCTCCCGTCCAGGTGCCCGGCATGCCCGGCCAGGTCGGCGGTCCTCCGGCCGCGCCCGGCCAGGACCCCATGGACCCGATGGGTGGCGGTATGCCCGGTGAGGAGGGGGACGACGGCAACCCCTTCGCCGACGGCGGGGACGAGGGTGCCGAGGACGACGGGGGAGAGGCCGAGGAGGAGGACTCCGGTGACAGCGCTCCGCCGTTCGCCAAGGGGTCGATGCTCCGCACCGCCTCCGGCGCTTCCCTGAACTGGGACGCCTACCTGGCCCACCTGGCCATCAAGCACGCCGACGACAAGGACGCCGTGATCGAACGGGTCCGCGCCGAGAGGAGCCACGCATGAGCGAGATGCTCAAGCTGTACGTCAACGTCGACTACCGCGACCCGGAGGGCAAGGACCACGCCCGAGGCGAGTCCGTCACCGTCCAGGCCGACGACAAGACGGCCCGGGAGCTGCTGTACCGGGGCATCCTCTCCATCACGGCGCCCCGGCGTCAGGCGGGCGAGAACTCGGCCCGCGTGGCCAGGGAGGGCGGCTCCGAGTGATTCCCGGGCAGGTTCTCGCGTTGATCGGGGAGACCCCGTCTGCCGAGCTGCCCGGGGAGACGACGGACCAGCACTCCTGCGCCGGGGCGAAGTTCCACTCGCCCCGGCCCATGCTGGTGCACCCCGTAGAACTGGGCGATGAGATCGTTTACCTGTGCGGCACCTGCGCGGACAATGTCCAGGTGCTGCTGTCCCTGCTGAAGGGCCGCCAGGGCGACGTCTCATGGACCGTCAGGCGGTGCTTCGGCAACCTCGTTCGGAGCGTCGCCGAAGCGGCGTACGCCCACTCTGCGGAGGAGAAGACCCATGCCTGAGGAGCGCCCCATGGACGCCTACGAGCAGGCCGCGTTCCAGCGGCTGGGTAAGGGCATGCGCCGGGGCGGCTCCGCCGTGGAGAAGACCGACGAGGCCACCGAGATGCGGGCGAACCGCCGGGTGGCCATCAAGAAGAACGCCTCGGGCCCGGCGGCCACGGCCTTCGCCACCGGTCGACCCCGCGACCCGCTCTTTTATTGGAAGCAGAACAACCTTCCGTACGAGACGGACGACGAAGCCCAGCTCAAGCAGCTTCGGATGTACTGCCGCCTGCTCTACCAGACGCACCCGATCATCGCGTCCTGCATCGACATCTACACCAAGTACCCGCTGCTGGGCATGGAGCTGCGGTGCAAGGACGAGAAGATCACGTCCTTCTACGAGGACCTGTTCTTCACCAAGGACGGCCTGAACTACAAGAAGTTCCTGATCGACGTCGGCCGGGAGTACTGGACCGTCGGTGAGGCGTGGCCGTTCGGTACCTTCAACGAGTCGCTGGGCATCTGGGACTCCGAGGAGCTGCTGAACCCGGACGACGTCCAGGTGCAGCGCTCGGCCTTCCTGCCGGAGCCCCGGTACCTGATCCGGCTGCCGGAGACCATCCGGGAGATCCTCCAGAAGCGCTCCCCGGTGTGGGAGTTCGAGAAGCTGATGAAGGTCTACCCCGAGCTGGCCCGGTACTCCGGCCAGGACGACCTCATGCCGGTCTCCAACATCCTGCTCCAGCACATGAAGTACGAAGCGGACACCTTCGCCAAGCGCGGCATCCCGATCCTCATGCGGGCCATGCGCGCCGTCATGCAGGAGGAGATGCTCAACGCCGCCCAGGACGCCGTGGCGGACCGCCTGTACACCCCGCTGGTCCTGGTGAAGCTCGGCGCCTCCGCGAGCGACCTCGGCACGGACACCCCCTGGATTCCGTCCGAGGACGACCTGGAGTCCTTCATGGAGTCCCTGGACTCTGCCCTGGCCGCCGACTTCCGCGCTCTGGTGCACAACTTCGCCGTCACCATGGAGCCGGTCTTCGGCCGGGAGAACATGCCCGACATGACGGCCGACTTCGAGCGGCTGGAGGACCGCATCCTCCAGGCGTTCGGCCTGTCCAAGACCATGCTGAGCGGCGCCTCCTCCGGCGAGACCTACGCGGCCGACGCGATGAACCGCGACCTGGTCACCCAGCTCATGACCACCTACCAGGACATGATCAAGGAGCACTTCAACCAGCGTGCGCTGGTGGTGGCCGAGGCCCAGGAGCACTACGACTACGAGGAGCGCAACGGCAAGCGCTACGTGGTCATGGAGGAGGTCCTGGAGATCGACGAGGAGACCGGCGAGGAGCGCATCGTCGAGCAGCCCAAGCTCCTTGTCCCGGAGCTGGTCATGCAGACCATGAACCTCTCCGACGAGCAGGCCGAGAGGGAGTTCTTCGAGGCCCTGCGCGCCGCCGGTGTGCCCATCTCCATGAAGACCCGCCTGATGTCCTCCGGCATCGACTTCGAGGAGGAGATCGAGCGCTCCCAGGACGAGGCCGTGCAGCTCGCCGTGGCCGAGCAGGAGACCCGCAAGAAGATCTACCAGGCCCTCAAGGACAAGGGCCTGCCGATCCCGCAGGATCTCAAGCTCGACTTCCAGCCGATGGCCGAGCAGGCCCAGCCCCCGGCGAACCCGATGATGGACATGATGCGGACGCCGATGCTCGGCACCGACCCGCTGGCCTCCACCCCCACGCTGGCGCCCACCCAGATGGACCTGGGCACGATGATGCCCGCCGGTGGCGTGGCGATGCCCGGCATGCCCGCCACCCCAGTGGACGGCGGCGACGGCGGCTCCCCGTTCGACCAGGAGGGCGACGCCCGGCCGGAGGAGAGCGACGAGCAGCGCGAGGGCATGCCCAAGCCCGCCGCCCTGTTCCGCAACTCCGAGCGCACTCGCAAGCTGGCCCGGGAGATCTACCAGGAGCCCCTGGAGGACCAGCCCCTGGGCAAGTTCGCCACCCCGAAGGTGATCGGCGTCCGCCGCCACATCGAGGTTGACCCCGAGACCTTCTACGCACTCCAGGAGGCGTGATGCCCCGGCACCTGACCACCGACGACTCGTCCACCTTCATCCCGGTCACCCAGAAGGGGGCGGCCAGCGGCGTGGCCTCGCTGGGGTCGGACGGCAAGGTCCCTACCGACCAGCTCCCCTCCAGCCTCACCACCGGTGTGACGTCCTTCAACGGACTTACCGGCAACGTGGTCCAGACCGCCAGCGATCTCAATGCTGTGCCCAGCACCGTGGTGGGACAGCCCAACGGTGTGGCCTCTCTGGACTCCACCGGCAAGGTCCCGACAGGTCAGCTTCCGGACCTGGCTACCGGGTTCATCCCCTCCACGGAGAAGGGGGCGGCCTCGGGCGTGGCCACGCTGGACTCCGGGAGCAAGGTGCCGCTGGCCCAGATCCCGAACCTCCCGGCTTCGCAGATCAACTCCGGAACCTTCTCCAGCTCCCGAATTCCTGACCTGTCCGGGACCTACCTCGCCGTGACCCAGCGCGGCGTTGCCAGCGGCGTGGCGTCCCTGGACGGCAGCACTCTTGTTCCGACCGCCCAGATCCCGAACCTCCCGGCTTCGCAGATCAACTCCGGAACCTTCAGCACGGCCCGCATCCCCGACCTGTCGGCGACCTACGTCGGGGTGTCTCAGAAGGGCGCGGCCTCCGGTGTGGCCACTCTGGACGGCAGCACTCTCGTGCCTCTGGCCCAGATCCCCAACCTGCCCGCGTCGCAGATCAACTCCGGTACGTTCGGCACCGCTCGCATCCCGGACCTGTCGGCGACCTACCTGACCGTGGCGCAGAGGGGCGCGGCTTCCGGAGTCGCCTCGCTGGACGGCAGCACGCTGGTCCCGCTGGCCCAGATCCCGAGCATCCCGGCCTCCCAGACCACCTCGGGCACCTTCAGCACCGCGCGCATCCCGGACCTGTCGGCCACCTACGTGGCGCTGGACCGGGTGGTCTACAACGTCAAGGACCACGGCGCCACGGGCAACGGCTCCACTGACGACACCACGGCGATCCAGAACACCATCAACCTGGCCTCTGCGGCTGGTGGTGGCACGGTCTTCCTGCCCCCGGGCACCTACGTGGTCACGCCCTCCTCCGGCGCCGCGCTGACGGTGCCGAGCAACGTCACGGTGCGGGGTGCCAGCCGTAAGGCGTCGATCCTCAAGAAGAGCGCGAACGGCATCCTGATCGCCATGTCCGGCCCCTCCACGGACGCGACGGGTGCCACCCACAACCGGTACAGCAGCCTCCAGGACCTGAGCCTGAACGGCAACAACCTGACCGGCCTGCTGGTCCAGTGCTACTACGCGGACAACCTGCTGTTCCGGGACGTCTACTTCCAGAACTGCCTGGACATCTGCGTCGAGGGCGTCGAGCTCTGGGACTCCCGGTTCTACAACTGCGTCTGGGAGAGCAGCGGCGGCGCCGCCAGCTCCACCACCCCGAACGTGATGCTCCGCAACAGCAACGCCTCTTCGGGCTTCGGCTACAGCGCGGACAACACCAACCAGATCGTCTTCCACGCCTGCCGGTGGGAGGACTTCTTCAACGGAGCCCTCCGGATCGAGGTCGGCACCAACAACACCAACAACCCCAACGGCATCTACATCACCGACTGCAAGATGGAGACCAGCCGCCTGCGGGGCGGGTCTCACCTGTACGCGCACTCGTCCTCCCGGCACGTGTACGTCAAGAACCTGTACTGCTTCGCCGGGGACTTCTACTCCGGCTTCAGCACGGCGCAGAATGTCATCGTGTGGAACACCCAGGCTGGGGCCCTGGAGAACGTTCTGATCGCCAACGGCGCCGTGGCAACGATCAACTCCGGCGTCGACCTGTTCTCCGGTGGCAACAGCACTGCCACCCTGCGCAACGTCGTCGGTCTCTACACCACCGCGCCGACCGGTGTGCACATCTACTGTGAGGCGTCCAGCACAGCGGACTTCGCGTTCGAGAACTGCTACTCCAACACCGGTACCCAGTTCGGCGGTACGGCCCCGACCAACTTCATCGGGCCGCAGATCCGCCAGGTGGCCGGTGCCGTCAGCGACGGATCGTTCCTGCACACCCCCGCCAACGGCACTCTGGCGCTCGACACCACCAACAACCTGCTGTACGCCCGTGCGGGCGCCGTCTGGGCTCCCGCTTCACTGACCAACGAGTTCGGCCCGTACGACCACGGTCTGATCGCCTGGTCCACCTCTCCGGAGAATCTGGAGAGCACCGGTCAGCCCTCTTCCGGAGCTATCCGGATGGTGAAGATCGTCCTGCGGCGAGCGGCGACCATCTCCAACATCTGGATCGGCCTGTCGGCCGCAGGCGCCACCCTCACGGCCGGACAGAACTTTGTCGGCCTGTACACCTCCTCGGGAACCCGAGTGGGTGTCTCTGCCGACCAGGCGTCCAACTGGACGTCCAACGGCATCAAGCAGATCGCCCTGACCGGCTCCTACGCGGCAGCGGCGGGCACGTACTACGTGGCGATCCTGGCCGTCGGCACGACGATCCCGACCTTCTATGCCAGCGCCTCCCCGTCCATCGCGATGGGCAACATCAACCTGGGTACCGGCGCCGGACGATTCCTGAACGGTCCGTCCTCTCAGACCTCTCTGCCGTCCAGCATCACCATGGGCAGCACCACTGGCGCCGCAACCTGCTACTGGGCCGCAGTGAACTGATCCTCCTGTCCTCACCCCGTCCAGTGCCGGGAAGGGGTGAGGACGCTAGGAGGACACATGGGCCTGGGACGCCGCGAGAGCCGTCACGACACGGCGCTCTCCCGCACGCATGCGGCTGCGGGAGAGATCCCCACGGACTACGCCGTGGGACAGCAGGTGATGACGGTCGACGGGCTCCCGGGCAAGGTCGCCGAGATCATCTACTCCCCTGTGATGGGAGAGCAGTACTCCGTTGTCCTGGACAACGGTGCGGGCCAGGGCATCTACGGGGGCAGCCAGCTCTCCCCGATGGCCACCGCCCGGCAGGCGTCCGGGGTGCACCTGGCCTCCGACGACTACCCGGAGCTGTCCCAGATCCTCGTGGAGCGCCCGGACATCGCCCTGCCGGTCCACATGGGCTCGCTGCGGACGACCGCCTCCTACGAGGAGCCGGAGC